CCTCCTTGGCATTGAGCTTTGTGCTCAGGTGGGAAGTCGTCCCTTAGAAGGGTCTCAATCAGCAAGTGCGGCAGTTGAGTTTTAATCTCAACCATTCCTTCCTTGTCGATAAACGAATCTGGGCTACATCCCTTAGGCCCATTGGTTACAAAACCAATGCGGGTCATCTCTTCGTCTTTGGTGAAGCTATAGAGGTTCCTAGCTTCGTCCTCCATCGCCTTACCGCGTTCCATATGGAAGTTTGTATAATTTTCCATGGGCTCTCCGGTGAGGATTTCGCCAGCTAACTTAAGCATGTAGGTTCGACGGGTCTTACTCTCGCCGCCACCTTTGCCAGAAGCCATAACAGTTCCAAACTCGGATGCCGTAGGCATGCCAGAGCGCACCCGATACCACTCTGGAGTGCCCTGCTCGCAATCGAATATTTTCATGACTTCGCCTTCACGTTCTTGATGGCATCCACGCAGGAATCGTACAGGTCAGATCGTATATCTTCAATATTCTCGACCTTGGCCCATTTCAGGAACTTGGCTTCTGAGGCCTTTGTTCTGGCCATCAGGTCTCGAAGGTGCTGAGCCTGGTTTGCATCGATAGTCGGGAAGTCCTCCGACTTATATCCATCGTCGTCACCGGCTGCCGCCAATCCCAGCATCTGTACCAACGAATAACGCTGCAAGTATGTAAGGGTTGACCCTATCGCTTGGATATCATTCTTGCTCCCAGTCTTGTCGGCTGGACCAGAAAGGGTGGTTTCCTCAGAATGGCCGGCTCGGTGAGAAAGGACGCAAGTAACATGAATGCGCTCATCCTGCGTGGTGCGGAAACGGTACGACAAGCCTTGGCTTGCAATTACAGGATCGATAGCGCGAGCGATGGCCGCAAAGTCGGCATAGCGCTTGCTGTTATGTCCCAGGCGGTTCTTTGCAATGGGCTCGATCTTTGCCTTTGCCACAGACACCGCCTCATCGAATGCCTTTCGCGCTTGATTCTTCTCCCACCGCTCTTGGAGTGCCATGAGCTTTTCCAGCACTTCGATATTTGCTCCTTGGCTCACCGCTCGGTTGAGCATGTCCATGGGTGTCAAAACCGCAAGTTCGGAAACTTTTAATTCATTGGTCGCGGACATCACTTGGTCCTCCGCTTTCGGTTCGAGGCGCGCTTGATGCAGCGGTTCGTAATTAACTTCCGAGCCTTTTGATATTGTGCGATATCAGCCCAAGCTATTCCGATTAAAGCCGTGAGGCGGTCAGCCTCTTGCTTCTCCTGAAGGGTCGCCGTCTTGCGCCAACTTTCCATCATGCGCCATAAGGTGAACGCTTGACTTTCATTTGTCAAGTGGTGACAATTAGGGCAACAAAATGGAGGGTTTACGATGTCTTGGACGGGCGAAATGGTGGAGCGACTGCGTGAACTCGTGACCAACGGGGCAAGGCCAACGCAGATCGCGCATGAGTTGGGCGTTTCACGCAATGCGGTTATTGGTCAATGCCGCCGCTCGAAAATTCCACTCCGTCCGGCAGATAAATTTTGGACTTCTGAGCGTAAGCGAAAGCTGGAAAAAATGGTAATCGGCGGATACACGGATGTAGAGATTGCCGTTGAACTGAAAACGACAAAGCGTGCCGTTCAAGATCAGAGAGGACGACAACAAATGCAGCGCCGCGCGATGCGGCATCGCCGTCACGCCCCCAAACAATGGACACCGCGAAAGCCGACACCGGCCTTACCAACTGGTATTTTTAAAACCAAAACTCTGCTTGAACTCGACCCCGAGGACTGCCGATGGCCATTCGGCGATCCGAGGGAAAAGAATTTTTGCTTCTGTGCGGCACCGCGTTTGTTTGATGGTCCGTATTGCGCGACACATGTACTTCTAGCATTCAATTATCGCCCCTGATAATGGTTGACGCGCATCGGACTAGCAGGTAAATTATACCCGCTGGGGTAGCTCCCTAGCGCGAACTACGGGCGAACATGGATTGGGGCGGCATCCTCAATTCATGTTTGACCCGGCCTATGCCGAGGCGCCTTTGGCTGAATTTCCAGCTCTCCCTCTATTTACTGACGCCTATTTGGCGGATACGGAGCATCTCTCCGACGCCGAGCACGGCATTTACCTAAAAATTCTTATGATTATGTGGCGAAGCCCTAATTGCAGGCTTCCGAACGATGATAAGTGGCTTGCCCGCCGTTTGCGCAAAACGGTCGCCGAAGTCGAAAAACAGGTCCGACCGATCATCGATGAATTTTGTCAAAATGATGGCAACTGGCTTGCTCAAAAACGGCTCCAGAAGGAGTGGGAATGGTGTCGTTACAAGCGCAAGCGCAATAGCGATTCCGCTAAGTCCATGTGGGATAAGAAAAAAGGCTTATCCAATGGCAGTGCGGGCACACACAGCGTTCGCAATGCCACAGACTCAGGTTTACGCAATGCCCCCTTCCCTTCCCTTCCCTACCTATCAAGAGGCATTACCAAGGAAGAAAGAGAGGAAGACTCAGAGGAGAGGTCTAGTGGGTGACCGGATCAAAACGGCTGAAGTTGCTCGTGGTCGATGGACGCAAATTCTGGCGTCATTGGGCGTTCCACCAAAGGTGCTCAATGGTCGAAACCAGCCCTGCATATTTTGCGGAGGCCGTGACCGAGCACGGTTCACAAATTGGAAAGACGATGGATATTATCTTTGCAACCAATGCGGATCGGTTAACGGTTTTCACTTGCTGATGAAGCTTCACGGCTGGACATTTTCGGAGACGGCAGTGAAGATTGACGATCTTCTAGCAAATAACTGGCGTGTGTCCATGTCGCCAAGCAACGCGCCGAGAGAAATTGAAATACGCATTCCAAAGTCGGTACGAGATTGTGCATTGTGGTTGAAAAAATTTCATCCTGAAAAACTTGAGAGTTGGCTTGAACGTCGAGACATTGAAGTGCGCTGGTGGCTTGAAACGCAGGAGGGCTAAGATGGAACTACGGCCATACCAGGAACGAGCCTTAACGGCGCTCAAGCAGAGTGTAGCGCAGGGTATTAGGCGCATAGTCGTTGCCAGCCCGACCGGATCGGGAAAGACTAGATTGGCGGCTGCGATTGTTGAAGGAGCTATCCGCAAGGGCAATAGGATGGCCTTTGTGGTGCCAGCGATAAGCCTCTGCGATCAGACAGTGGAAGCGTTCTATGCGGAAGGCATCCGGGATATTTCGGTGATACAGGCCAATCATTCGATGAGCGACTGGTCAAAGCCAGTGCAGATTTGCTCCATTCAAACGCTACATCGGAGGAAGGCATATCCTGAGGCGCAAGTTGTCGTGATAGACGAGTGCCACGTAATGCATGACGCGCACAAAAAATGGATGCACGATCCAGCATGGCAGAATATCCCGTTCGTAGGACTTTCAGCGACGCCATGGACGAAGGGTATGGGATTATATTTTGACAGTTTGCTGATTGCAGCAACAACAAAGGAGTTGATCGATCAAGGGTTTCTCTCTCCGTTCCGCGTATTTGCAACTGGGCATCCTGATCTGCGTGGCGTGAAAACAGTAGCCGGCGATTATCAAGAGAACCAACTATCTGAGGCTATGCAGCGAGGTTCCTTGACGGCAGACATTGTGCAGACTTGGAAAAAACTATGGGGGAAGGACAAGACGTTGTGCTTCGCTGTCGATTGCGCTCATGCTCAGATGTTGCAAAAGCGATTTATGGAAGCTGGGGTCAACTGCGCCTATCAGGATGCATCCACGCCATTGGCAGAGCGTGCGGAGATCAAACGCAAGTTTCATTCTGGAGAATATCAGATAATTGCCAATATCGGAACATTGACAACTGGAGTGGACTTTGATGTCCGTTGTTTGATATTGGCGCGGCCAACTAAATCAAAGATTTTGTTTGTTCAAATTGTCGGGAGGGCCTTAAGAACGGCAGGAGGAAAAGATGCTGCAATAATTTTAGATCATTCCAATACGACGCAGACACTTGGGTTTGTTACTGATATCCACCAAGATTATTTGAGCAAAGGAAAAGACGATACGCGCGGTCAGGCTGAAATGAAGTTACCGTTGCCGAAGGAGTGTAAGGCGTGTGGTTATCTCAAGCCTTCACGCATGCCGAAATGCCCAAACTGCGGTTTCAAGCCGGAACCTATTAATGGTGTCCACGAAGAGGATGGCGAGCTTATCGAGGTTACGGCCGGCATTACGAAGGCGAAGAAACCAAAGGCGCTTGAATGGACGATTCGGGAAAAGGCGCAGTTCTTCGCCGAGCTAAAAGCCTACGCTGCTAAACACGGACAAAAAAATGGTTGGGCATCGCATTCGTATCGCGAAAAAACTGGCGTG